CGCCCACGTCTACCCCTTTCCCAATCGTGACCATCACCACCTACCACCAAGTTTTTGAGCGCAAGTCCTTTGAAGCCAATGCAAACATGCAGGAGCTTGCCGTTATCGAGACAATGCTCGACAACGGCCCGCTGTTCGCGCAGCTTCCGTTTAAAAACATCACTGGCGCCGCTGAAGTGTGGAGCCTGAGAGATGAGCTGCCCACCGTGGAGGGTCGCCTCCTGGACGAGAAGCCTCGGAACGGGCGAGGAGGCTCCATCCCCCAGTCCGTGATCACAGCGATCTATACCGCTGATATTGAAACCGATGTTCAGCGCTTGGCTCGCGAAGGTCGCGACGCTCACGACAGCGAGGTGCTCGCCAATGCCGCCTCCATCCGAATGCGGCTGGAAACCGACTTTGTTCGCGGCAGCTTCAACGCCAGCGGCGGCAGGTCGTTCAACGGCCTCTCCAGTCTGATTGCGGCCGTATCCACCAACAGTCAGGCCATCGCCAATCATGCCACCGGTGCCTCGCTCAAACTTGCGGCCCTGGACGACATGATGAACCAGGTTGACGCTCCCCCATCTCGTAAGAAGCTGCTGATCCCCAAGGCCTTGCGGCCCGCCCTGCAGGCCCTGATGCGGGATCAGACCTTAACCGGAAACCTGCAAAAAGAGGTGAACTCTCTCGGCCAGCCAGCATTCTTCTACGACGAGGCGGAAATCATCCTTACGGATGTTGACCCTCAAAACGTAGCAATTCAAGGCTTCACGGAAGGGAGCGGTAGTAACTGCTGCTCTATTTATTGCGTTGCCTTGGGCGAAAACGAGGTCTACATGGCTCAAGGCCTTAGCCAAGTAAACGGCGAGCTGCAGCCGGGATTGGTGGCCTACGACGTTGGCGAGTCCTACGCCACGACCCACTTCAAAACCCGGATCAACATTGACTGCGCGGCGGTGATCAAGAACCCCCGCAAGGCTGCCCGACTTTACAACGTGACCAAGGCCAATTTTGCGGCCTGATTCAATCTTGCTTCTTTCCTTTACCCCCTGATTCATCATGCCTGCTGCAGTTGGCTACACCAACCAACGAGCCGCCCGGATTGACCGGGACAGCATCCTGCTCGGCTCCGTCTTTGCTGGTGTGAACGGTGACGGCGATCTTGAGCCCGCCGCTACCCGCACCGGTACCGCCCGCCTCCTGGAGGGGCGCCTCAACCCCTATGACAACTGGAAGGTCGTCGCTGTGGGCGGCCAGTCCAGCTCTGCTGGTGGCTACCTCGTTCAGGCCGCTCACGTGGCCCAGGGCGATGTTCTGGCCAATGCCTCGGCGTGGGCCACTATCGGCGCCATCGCTTTCAGTGGGACCGCCGAGGTGCCCCTGGGCTTCACCGGCGATCAAGTCGAGGGACTGGTCAGAGCCGCCGCCGTTGCTGCCAGCGCTCCCATCACTGGAAAAATTCGCGTGGTTGCGCTTCGGCTGACCGCCGGCACCGGCGCAAACGGGGTTGCCGCCCCCAGTGGCACCGGCAACCGCATCCACCTCCAGCGGACCTGATCACAGGGCCCTTTCGTCCACGGGGAGGCTGCGGCCTCCCTTTTCTTTCAGGAACCATGAGCTTTCTATCAATCAGCGTTTGCCCTGGCATGGACTGGGACCCAGCCGCCGAATGGGCCAGGCCAGCTCAAGGCAACGACGCTGCCGAGGAGCAAGTCGCAGCCCCCGAGGACCCCGCGCAAGGGCAGGGAAGGCTGAGCCGGCTTACTGGGCGCCGCCGGGCTCGCACCGATAGCGGCACCTTTCAGGCGGACGACCCGGCCACGCCAGCGGTGAACGAGGCCTACCAGGAGGTGGCGGAGCCCAGCGCCGAGGCCGAGTCCGAGCCGGGAAAACTGAGGCAGTGATCAACGCGGGCACCAACAGGGAAACGCCTTGGCAAACCAGACCGTCACTACCGCAGTCAACTACGACTCCGCCGTCATCGGAGGACTGCTCGACGGCGAGAGCAGCGTGATCGGCGGAGGGATCGAGACGTGACGTTTTCAGTATCCGGGTCAATTATCACACAGGCCAACGAGTCTGGAATTGCCATTACGGCAGCTGCTTCTATTTCGGGCGGCGTGCGGTTTACCTGCGCTCAGTCTTACGCGGCGGGCAATGTCGTCCGCATCACAGGCACCTCGAACTACAACGGCGACTGGATGATTGCCGCCAGAACCGCGACAACCTTCGACGTTCTGGAAAGCGCACAGGGCACGGGGATCACGTTCGTTTCGAGCCAGTCCGGCACTGCGGCGCGGGGCGATGCAAGCCTTGCAGGGCTGACGGGCCTTGCGGGCGTGACAACCACAAGTCTCGATGCCTCCAGCGGGTATGTCGTTTACCTGCTAGGCGATAACGTCAAGCTACAGGTCAACGGCACGCTGTGCGTCGGCAGTCTGCGAGAAATCAACTCGACGCGCCTTGGTCACAATGAGCAGCTTGTGATCGGTCAAAATGCGATTAGCACGGTGCAGCCGGTGCTTCGCGTGGGAAGCGGTGGCGTTTTGGTGGTTGGGTGCAGGTACACCAACGTTGTCAACTACACCGGGACGACTGCTCCGCAATACACAGACGGGATCTCTCAGCAAGTCCTGATTTATCAGAAAGGTCAGTACGGGCGAAGCACCGCCGACGGCGATGGGGCGACATCCCCAGCAACTAACCCGGCCCCGGCGACTTGTTTTTTGGCAATTTCAAGCGGTGCGCGGTTCGATTGGATCAGCGGGACAATCGATCACTGGGCCGACATAGTTTTTGACAGCGGCTCAACCGTAAACATTGGCTTTGAAGGGCAGCGAAACAAGGCGGTCACGGACAGCCGTCGCGGTTCGATGGTCATTTGGTTCAAGCCGGGAAGCTCGGTTTCGATCTTCGCCCTCAAGGCAATTGGTGATCGCGGCATCAATGTGACCAATGTCGCCAACACTGGTCGCGGTCCCACTTTTCAAATGCTGCAAGGCCCGGCGGTATTCAAGGGCTTCGAGGGTTTCTGGTGGCGCTGTGTCGTGGGCCTCGCGAATGGCACGGGTGTCGGCGGCGCCTTTACCATCGAAGACTACGCTGGCGCGTTGGGGTCTGAGCTTGACATTGCGAAAGCGGTCCCGTCAGGGCAAACGCTGCTTGTCACTTTCAAAAACAGCGCGGTCGGGACAACGATGGTTGTGGTTGATGCCTCCCTAGGAACCGTGCTGCTGTACGTCACTCAAAAGCTCACCGCTACGGTGAGAACGACTGGTGGTGTGGCAATTCAGGACGCGGTGATTTGGACGATCAGCAATGCCGCCGTGCAATCCCTCGGCGTCACCGATGCCAGCGGGCAGGTGGTGATCGACAACATCGAGACGGGTTTTTCGCCCGACAACCAAGCAAGTGTGACTCTCCGTTTTGCAGCGGGCGATGTGGCGACTTGGAACGTCCGTGCGTATCAGAGTCTGTCTGCTGTCTATCAGGTGGTGATGCGGGGCATCGGCGGGTCGCAGGTTGCGCCTGCGATGGTGAGCGACTCTGCTGTCACGCTGAGTCGCTCTGCGGCGGGCGCACTGGCGAGCGTGGCTACGCTGGACAATTTTTACGACGCCGCGAAGTTCTGGAACGTCAGCAGCGCGAACGTCAATTTCCCGACTGCATCAACTCAAGTCGCCACGGCGGCGGGCACCACACTTGACTTGGGTGCGCTGAATGTCGTTGTCGATGCGACGGCGGGGTCTGCTTTTGCCGTCAACACCGGCACGAACACGGTCACGATCAAAAGTACGGCGCTGGCGGTCGGGGCAAAATTCAGCAACCTCAAGACCACTGGTACGATCTCTTTTGCCAATGGCGCAGACGCGACCTGCACGCTTCAGGGCATCGTCGTTCGCGGCACCGCGGGCGCGTATTCGCCCAAGCTGGAAACCGCCACGATGCGTTTCACGGCGGCAGGAACCTATGACCTGCGCGGCGCGACAATCAGCGGCACCCTGACGTTGACCAGCACCAGCGGCGGCGCGGTAACGGTGCAATTGCAGCCGGGCGTGACCTTTGTGAACAGCGGGCCATTGGTCACTGTGGATAACGCGGTCAGCGCGAGCTTCACGATTTCCGGCCTGGTACTCGGATCGCGCCTGCTCATCCGCCGCACGGATACACAGGCAGTGCTGCTGAATGAAGAGGCTACGGGCACCAATCGCACCTACACCTACACGCACACCGCAAACATCCCGGTTGAGGTTGTCGTGCGCAAGGCGACTGGCCCTCCGGCGTATCAGGAATGGCGCACAACCGCCACCCTCACGGCAACGAACAGCGCGGTAACCGCTAACCAGCAACTGGACGAGTAAATCATGCCAATCGCCACCGATTTCACTATTTCTCCGACCGGCGACATCCGGCGGCAAGCAGGGGCTACAACTGAGGTCTATTCTGTTCTGGCGCTGCATTCCTGGTTGCAGGACCTGGCCGACGACGCCACAGCTGCCGGTAACGACCTGCTGGATATCCTGGCGCCTAATCCGAGCAAGCTGGACGGCCCTCGGGATGCGGCAGTCGCCTCACGGCTCAACCTGCTAACGGATGGGTCGGTCGCTTTCAACCTGGACGACACGGCGGCGCAGTTCATAAATTTTGGGTCAATCAAGCAGGCCGGCGCTTCAGTTCAGTACTCGGGGCTTAAGACGATCGGCGGCATTGTGGCTGGCAGCCCGATCTATGTAGTGCAATCGGGGTCCAAACTGACAAAGTTTTGGGCAGATGGCCACGTTCAGATCCTGGTGAAGGTTAAAACAGCAAACTCTTTCATTGATGGCGGCAACGTAACAGCCTTCAGCCGGAAATGGGGGCAGACCTATTCGCATTTCGATGTGGGCCTATCCGCTGGTGGCGAAAGCAACGCGGCGCTTTCGACCGCGCTTGACGGTAATATCCTGTTGACTGAGGCGCAAGCAGCGCTTCTTTCAACCAAGGTGGCGGTAGCCTTTGGCGACACCACACAAGATTTGGGCAACGGAAATGGTGGCAAGTTATACAAGGGAACCATTACCCTTTCCAACTCTTGCACTCTGCAGGAGGCCTACCAGTTCCTTCAATACCTAACTCGGGAGAATAGCGTCGTCACCTTGAACGGCATTCCAGGCTGGCGCTACCGCGTGCTGAATGCGGCCTACACCGAGATCCCTTCGGCTCCCTTTGGCACCTTCGCAGGCGGCACGTTTTTCGTAGCGCAGGGCTGGTTCATCACCGGTGTCCTGCCGGCTGAAAGCACTCGGTATCAGCTCATCGCGCATGACGGCACCCCGCAGGTTCCGCCAACCCTTGTCGGGATCACCATTGGCAATCTGGTTTCGGGCGACCGCGTTTTGGTGGCGCGTGATAACGGGTCGGGCGGACTGCTGCGGAATGAATACACACCTGTCGCAGCATCATCCGGCGCCACGGCCCTTACCGTGGTGGAAACTATCAAGACGGACACACCTTCGGCTGGCGTCATCCGCATCAAAGGCTTGCGCTACACCTATTCCTCCTTCAATGCGAGCACCAAGACTTTCAGCGGTCTTTCCCCTGCCCTGGCCGGCGCCATTGCAACGGCGGATGATGTGTTCGTGCCCTACATTGATCGACAGGCAGCGGGTACTACGGAAAGTGTCAGCTTCATTTTTTCTAGCAACTTCAACACGCGAGTTGACGTGCGAAACGGCAGCGGCGGGGCGCCTATCGTGCCTTTCTTTACCACGCTTTCTATCACTAATGCAGGTGGATCGGTCAACGCAAGTCGCAACAGTGATGTGTGATGCTTTACTACCTTGCGCCATTCACGTTTGACTTTCAAGCATCACTCATCAGCGTGGACGCGGGCGTGAATGACATTGAATGTATCACGCTTTATAGTGCAATCAAACTAGCCCAAGCAAGTGAACCAGGAATCACCTATGACCGAATCGCCAAAGGATCAGGACTCAGCGCCCTTGGCCCCGGCGTGCAAGTCGGCCTCACCGTCGAGATACTGGGGTCGTGGCAACTTCGGTTCCCTGCCGGAAACTACATCGCCCGAGTCGCAGGCGGAAACCTCATCGGCGGACCAGGTGGTGACCCCATTGCCTACACCGCAGGCGTACAAACCCTCCTGATCCAGTCCGCTGCTTCAACCGTGGTCACCGAAGGCGGCAGCGTGCCAACTGCGGCAGAGAATGCGGCTGCAATGTTGGCGGCGGCGCAGGCCACGCCAATCCACGCCGATGTTCAACGGGTCAATGGCGTTGAAATCACCGGGACAGGTGTTGCCGGTGACAGCATGAGGCCCGTTCCATGAGTTTCTGGTCACGCGATTTTTGGCAGCCGGGGTTCTGGGTTGTCGGCTTCTGGCAAGAGCCCGTCACCGACGCGATGGGGACGCGACCGGGCGATCCACCAAACAGCGGCGTACTGCTGACCGGCCCCCACAGCGGCGTTCTACTTTCAAATGCCGTTATCTCTGGGCGCTTGCTGTCCGGCCACGTGCAAAGTGGCTTATTGTTGAGTAATGGTGTAGGCGGGGCAACCATGAGCGGTGCCAGACGCGGGACACTTCTACCAGAGGAAAAATCATCAAGTTATCTTTTGACGGGCACGGTTCGTGGTGGTAAAATCGTCGCAAGAAAAACGTCCGGCACCCTTTCAGCCACAAAAACAAACGGCGCAATCGTGAGGTCACAATGAAGATTGAAACATTCTTCATCAAGCGGGGTGACACGTCTCCCTCGATCCAGTTTGCGTTGCTTCCGGCAACGGTGGTGCTGACCGGCGCAACCGTGAAGTTTCAAATGCGAGCGCGGCGGCCACGGGGCGGGGGTGCCGTGATTGACGCAGTGGCTGCGGTGGTGACTGCAACCGGCACGCCAACAGTGGAATACAAGTGGCAGCCATCCAACACCATTAACGCTGGCTCGTTTGAGGCAGAGTTCCGCGTCACCTATTCTAATGGCGAAATCGGTACGTTCCCGAATGATGGGTTTATACCGATCCAGATTACAGAAGACATCCAATAGCCTAGCCTGTTCCCTGGGGTCACCGGATCAGCCGCCAATCTGATTTAGTGGGATCACTGCGGGAGCGGGAAAACTGAGGCAGAGGGTCAACCTAAACATGCCACCGGAAGACGTTTCTCACCGCGACATCTACGTCGGTTTGGCGCAGCTGAGTGAGAAGGTGAATTCGGTTTTGCTCCTAATGGTCGAGCGCAAGGAAGAGGTAGCGCGAATCAATAAAGACCTCAATGGCCTGTTTGACCGTCAGCGCACCCTAGAAAATCGCATGGCGCAGGTCGTCATCCTGGGTAGTGTTGTTGCCCTTTTACTGCCAATCGTTGGAAGCTGGGTAACCCTGAAGCTAGTTATTCCAATCGCAGTTGAGCAGCAGAAGGAGTAAAAGCCATGAACTCCCGCGATCTGATCACCACCACCGTGGCCTTCTGCCTGTCCCTGGCAGCGGCTGGAGGGTTCGGGGGGGCGATCTACGTTTGCCGAGTCCAGGCCGTTGATTGCCTGGAGTCCTGGAAGGCTGCAGGCGCCGGAGCATTGGCAGCAGCCGGCCTTGGCGGCACCCTGCTAGCCCAGTTGGATG